GTGCTGAAGCCTATGCGGGAGATTTTCAAACACGCCAAGACGGTTCATTTCTTCCGCCTGAACGCCGATGGGCAGAAAGCCGAAAACAAGTTCGCCACGGCCAAGCACCCCGGCACCCGTGGGAATGATCTTCGTGTGGTGGTGGAAGCCAACGAAAACACCACGGAAACCGCCCCGCTGTTCGATGTGTCCACCTACCTTGGCACCGTCAAGGTGGATTATCAGGAAGGGGTTGCCAAGATCACTGATCTTGCGGGTAATGATTTCCTGAACTGGAACACCAGCGGGGCTTTGGAACTGACCGCTTCCACCCCCCTGACAGGCGGAGAGGATGGGGCGGTGGAAAACGCCGCCTATCAGGTATATCTTGATCAGGCGGAAAGCTATACCTTCAACGCTATGGGTTGCCCGTCTGCTGATGCAACTATCACTGGCCTGTTTTCTGCTTTCTGTAAGCGGATGCGGGATGATGTGGGCAAGAAATTCCAGTGTGTGGTGTTTCGCAACCTTGCGGATTTTGAAGGCGTGGTGAGCGTCAAGAACGGCCTGAAGGCCGATACCACCGATCCCACCCCGGCCCTGATCCCTTGGGTTACGGGTGTTGTGGCGGGAACTGCTGTCAACAAATCCGCAACCAATATGGCCTATGATGGGGAATATGAAGTTGATACCAAGTACACCCAAACCCAGCTTGAAGCCGGGATCAAGGAAGGTTCCTTCATGTTCCATACCGTTGACGGGGCCACGGTGGTTTTGGAGGATGTGAACACCTTCATTTCCGTAACGGATGAAAAATCCGCTGACTTTTCCAGCAATCAGACGATCCGGGTTCTGGATCAGATCGCCAATGATATTGCGGTTCTGTTCGCCAAGAAGTATCTTGGCAAGGTTCCCAATGATGCGGCGGGGCGGATCAGCCTGTGGAACGATATTGTGAAGCACCACACGGAACTTCAGGATATCCGGGCCATTGAGGATTTCAGCGGGGACAATGTGACTGTTGCCGAAGGCGACACCAAAAAGGCGGTTGTGGTTACGGACTATGTAACCCCCGTCAACGCTATGGCCCAACTGTATATGACGGTTTGGGTTCAGTAAAGGAAAGGGGGATAGTTCACTATGGCAACTGTGATGAAGGCCAAAGACACCATTTCCGGTTCCTTGGCTGAATGTTTTTGCACTATTGAGGGCAACCGGTACAATCTGATGCAGGCCATTTCCCTTGAAGCCAATTTTGAGAAGAACAAGACGGAAGTTCCGATCTTGGGCAAGACTGGCAAGGGCAATAAGGCCACCGGCTGGAAAGGCACCGGTTCCGCCACGTTCCATTTCAACAGTTCGATCTTCCGTATGCTGATGAAGCGGTATAAGGACACCGGCGAAGATGTCTATTTTGACATTCAGGTGACTAACGAAGATCCAACTTCCAGTGTGGGGCGGCAGACCGTGATCCTGAAGGACTGCAACGTTGATGGGGGCCTTCTTGCCAAGTTTGACGCTGATGCCGAATACTTGGATGAAGATATGGACTTCACCTTTGAGGATTTCGAGATGCCCGAAACCTTCACAATGCTGGACGGTATGCAGTAAGCGCAAAGCCCCCGGCCTGTGACGTTGGGCCAGGGGCTTTATATTTTGTAACTTAATTTTCAAAAATAGGAGGATTTCACAATGTCTAATCTGTCTGCTTTTCTGGCTGAAAACGCCCTTCCCGTGGAACACGTCAAAGCCGTGGTTTCCCCTCGGTTCCTGTCCAATGAAAAGGATAAGAACGGCAAACTGAAGCCCATGGAATGGGAAATTCAGGCCATTGACGGTTCCGCCGATGAAGCTATCCGTAAGAGTTGCACCAAGCGGGTTCCTGTCCCTGGCAAGCGGAACCAGTTCACAAGGGAACTGGACACGGATGCCTATGTTGGCAAGTTGGCCGTGGCCTGTACTGTTTTCCCCAACCTGAATGATGCCGGCCTTCAGGACAGTTACAAAGTTATGGGGGCGGATGCGCTGTTGAAGGTCATGCTAACCCCCGGCGAATATGCCAACTACCTGACCAAAGTTCAGGAGATTTGTGGGTTTGATATCACCCTTCAGGATGAGGTTGACGAAGCAAAAAACTAATAGATGAAGGTAATACGGAAGCCACGATTGCTTTCTATTGCCTTCATGAATTTCACAAATTTCCACATGAATTTTTTGACCTTCCCCGGAAAGAACGGGCCTTTGTGATTGCCGCTATCAACCGGAAGATCGAAGATGATAAGAAGCGCAAAAAAGAAATTGACCGCAAGAGCCGGGGCCGCAGGAAGCACTAAGGCCCCGGCTTTCGGAAAAAGGTGGTGAATCCCTTTGGCAACAATCAGAACGGCCTTTGCGCTGACTGACCAAATGACCCGTCCAATTCAGCATATCAATTCCGCTATGGGTATTCTGATCAATTCCATGGAAAGTATGTCCCACACCATGGGAACTAATCTTGATACCAGCGCCCTTGAAGAAGCACGGAACCATATTGCCAATGCAACCGCCGCCTTTGACCAACTGGAAGATGAAATCAACCAAGCTGGACAGCAACAGGAACGATTGAATCAGAATATCCGGGCTGGACAGTCCGCCGCTGACGGCCTGTTACGAAAGTTCACCGGTATTGCCGCCACCATTGGCGGTATGATGGGGCTGAAACAGCTTGTGGGGCTATCTGATGATTTGGCGGGGACAAGGGCAAGGCTAAACCTTATTGTGGACGATGGGGGAAGCGTTGCCGATCTGGAAAAGAAAATAATGGCTTCCGCCCAGCGTTCCAGAGCGGCCTATTTTGACACCGCCAATGCTATTGCAAGCATGGGCGCAAATGCTAAGTCTGCTTTCAGCGGAAATGATGAACTGATCGCCTTTATGGAGCAGATCAACAAACAGTTCGTTATTGGCGGCGCTTCCGCCCAAGGGCAAGCCGCCGCCATGATGCAATTAACCCAAGCCATGGGAGCCGGGGCCTTGCGGGGTGAAGAACTAAACTCCATTCTGGACAATGCCCCCGGTATTGCCAGAGCCATTGAACAGTATATGGGGGTTGCGGAAGGTTCCATCAAGAAATATGCGGAAGAAGGCTTGATCACCGCTGAAGTGGTGAAAAATGCCATGTTTGCGGCGGCTGATGAAACCAATGCCAAATTTGAAACCATGCCCAAAACATGGGCGCAGATTTGGACTTCTATGAAGAATCGGGCGCTTTCTGTACTGAACCCCCTTTTAACCAAAATCAATGAACTGATGAACAGCGCCCAATTCACCCAAGTTACCGATGCCCTACTTAATGCCTTTGTGGGACTGGCCGAAGCGGGTTCATTCGTGCTGGATTTGCTAATCAGCATTGCTTCCGCCGTGGTGGATAATTGGAGTTGGTTAAGCCCCATTATCTATGGCGTGGCGGGGGCGCTGTTGTTCTATGCGGCGGCAACCAAAGGGGTTGCCATAGCTGAAGGCATAGCCACCGCCGCAAAATATTTGGCTGTTCCTGCATACGCTTTATTGACCGGTGCAACAATGGCCGATACGGCGGCACAGTGGGGCCTAAATGCGGCCCTGTACTCTTGCCCCATAGTCTGGATCATTATCCTGATTATAGCCCTTGTGGCCCTGTTCTATGCGGCTGTGGCGGCGGTCAATCACTTTGCCGGAACCAGCGTTTCAGCTACCGGAATAATCTGTGGGGCGTTTATGGCCGCATTGGCATTTATTGGAAATATCTTCATTGTCCTGTACAACTTGGTTGTGGATGTATTTGTAATGATTTACAACTTGGTTGCCACGGTTGCAAACTTCATTGGAAATGTGTTCACTGACCCGGTGGGGGCTGTTTGCCGGTTGTTCTTTGATTTGGCGGACACGGTTCTTTCCGTCCTTCAGTCTTTGGCTTCCGCTATTGATACCATTTTCGGTTCAAACCTGTCCGGGGCCGTTCAAGGCTGGCGGGATGGCTTGGGCGGTTGGGTAGATAGCACCTTCGGAAAAGGTAATGAGGTTATGGCCAAGCTGGATGCAAACGCCATGCACCTTGGTCGGTTTGAATATGGTTCCGCCTTTGACCTTGGCTATAATTTCGGGCAGGGTGTTGACAACAAAATTTCCGGTATGTTTGACTTTCCAAGTGCTGACAGCATGGGGGCGGGTAGTGGATTTGACCCCGGTGCTTTAGGTGCTGGAATGGGCCAGTATAACCTTGGAAATGCCGCCAACGATATTGCCGGAAGTTCTGCTGATACTGCTGGCAACACAGCGGCTATGGCTGACACCTTGGATTACATGGAAGAAGATATGAAGTATATGCTGGATATTGCAGAACGGGAAGCAATCAACCGGTTCACTACTGCTGAAATCAAGGTTGAACAGCATAACGAAAACCACATTGACGGGGACACCGATCTTGATGGGATCATGGATGCTTGGGCCACCGATTTTGCCGAAAAGCTGGATATTGCTGAAGAAGGGGTGAATTGATATGGCCTATACAATGTATCTGGATGGTGTGGCTATGCCGATCACCCCTTCTAAGGTGGAAATAAAAATTTCCAACCAAAACAAGACCTTGAACCTGATTGATGGCGCAGAAATCAACATTCTGAAGGAACCGGGGCTATCCAAGGTATCTTTTGAACTTCTGCTTCCTAACGTGTCGTATCCTTTCGCCAAAGGCGCACAACGGGCAGACCATTACCTATCTTTGTTTGAACGCTTGAAAACCGGCAAAAAATCATTCCAATGGATTTTAAGCCGATCTATGCCCAAGGGAAAGCGCCTGTTTGATACCAACCTGACTGTGGGCTTGGAAGATTACCAAATAACTGATGATGTGGATGCCGGGTTTGATATAACGGTTAAAGTCAACCTGAAACAATGGAAAAGCTACGGGACAAAGACCGTTACAATTAAACCCCCGCCCACCCCGGCTGAAAAGCCCAAAGTCACTGTGGAACCGCCCCCAAGAGAAACCCAAACGGCACCTAAACCAAAGACTTATACCGTTCAACCGGGGGATTGCCTTTGGAATATTGCCAAAAAACACTTGGGAGATGGGAGCCGTTGGCCTGAAATTTACAACCTGAACAAAGACAAGATCAAAAACCCCAACCTGATCTATGGGGGGCAAGTTTTGACTATGCCAAGCTGAAAGGGGGTGAACCCGCTTGGATAGCTTTGAACTGCTGATTCAGAACGGTTCTAAAATCTATTACCCCATTGTTGAAGATAAAGTAAAGCTGACTTGGGAACGGAAAGGAACCCCCGGTAAGCTGGAATTTACTGTGGTAAAAGATGGTATTATCAATTTCCAAGAGGGGAACCCCGTGAAGTTGACCGTCAACGGAACCACCATGTTTTATGGGTTCGTGTTCAAGAAAAACCGGGGTAAATGTGAAACTATTTCCGTAACAGCTTATGATCAATTACGCTACCTGAAAAACAAAGATACCATTGTCGATGAAGGGTTGAAAGCGTCCGATCTACTGAAACGGATTGCAACAGATTTCCACCTGAACCTTGGCACTGTGGAAGATACGGGCTTCACCATTGAAGTGATTGACGAACAGAACCAAACCTTGTTTGACATGGTGCAAAATGCCTTGAATGAAACCCTGACCAACACCAAGAACCTGTTTGTTCTTTATGACGATGCCGGAAAAATGACCCTGAAGAATATAAATTCTATGCGGGTTCCGTTATTGATTGACGCTGAAACCGCTGAAAATTTTGACTACACTTCCAGCATTGATGAACAGACCTATAACAAGATCAAGCTGACCTATGAAAACGAAAAGACCGGCAAGCGGGAACTGTATGTGGCCCAAGACGGGGCGAAAATGAACCTTTGGGGTGTGCTTCAGTATTATGAGGAAGTCAAAACTTCTACCGGAGCCGCCGCAAAAGCTGAAGCCCTGTTGAAGCTATACGATCAGAAAACCCGAAACTTGACCATAAAAAATGCCTAACCAATGGTTGGTGGTGCAAAAAGTGACACATGCCTTCAAAGATGAAATTCATTATATGGATTTAACCTTGATTGGGGGTGAATTTATTGCCTAACCCGGTTGATGTGGTAAAAAGGGCCGCTGTGGAAGCTGTGGAAGCTGGAAAACCGGTTGTTCTGCTATTTGGGCAAGTTATTTCAGATTCACCCCTGAAAATTCAGGTTGACCAAAAAACTATCCTGACTGAAAAAATGCTGATTCTGACCCGGAACGTGACAGATTTTGAAGTTGATATGTCGGTTAGCCATATTACTGAAAACCGGGCCGGGGGTTCCGGTGATCCGGCCTTTGCTTCCCATAACCACGATTACAAAGGCCGGAAAAAGTTCAAGGTACACAACGCCTTGGTCAAGGATGATGAAGTTGTTTTGGCCCGTGTCCAAAAAGGAAAAAGATATGTTGTGCTGGATAGGGTGAAGCCCCACCCGGCCTTGAAAGGGGAATGGCTATGATTCCGCAAGTGCAAGACAATATTAGGCAGGATTTCACCTTTGAAGCCCTTCCCAGTAAAACCTTCAGACTGAACCACAACAATCTAACTGTCACCGGCACCATTGACCAAATACAGGCGGTAGAACAGGCCGTTTTCCTAATCCTGAATGTAGAGCGTTACCAATGGCTGATCTACTCTTGGAATTATGGGGTAGAACTTCATGGGCTGATTGGAAAAGACCCAGAATATTGCCTTCCTGAAATTGAACGGCGAGTAAGGGAAGCGCTTTTGCAGGATGACCGGATCACAGCGGTTCAAGATTTTCAGTTTGAAATCAATAAAAAACAGGTGCTTACCGCTTTTACAGTGGTAAGCATTTTTGGTGAAATCAATGTGGAAAAGGTGGTGGAAATCTAATGTTTGAAGCCCAAACTTATGAAGTCATTTTGGAACGAATGTTGAAGAAGGCGCTGGAAACCAACCCCAACCTTGACAGCCGGGAAGGTTCCCTGTTGTGGTTGGGCCAAGCCCCCGCAGGGGTGGAACTGCAAAACCTGTATATTGGGCTTGATACTGTCTTACAAGAAACCTTTGCCGATACTGCAACCCGGCCATATTTAATTCAGAGGGCGGCGGAACGGGGCCTTCATCCAGACCCGGCCACCGCCGCTGTTCTGGAACTGACCACCACCCCGGCAAGCCTGAAACTGGAAATGGGGGAACGGTTTTCTATTGGGGGACTGAACTATTCCATTACCAAAGAAGTTGGGCCGGGGCGCTATGAAATCACTTGTGAAACTACCGGGGAAGCCGGAAACGATTATGGCGGAACAGTGATCCCCATTGAGTATGTGGAAGGGCTGGAAACCTGTACCGTGTCCGCCCTGCTGATCCCCGGTGAAGATGAAGAAGATACTGAACTGTTCCGCCAACGCTATTTCAACAGCCTGAACCTTCAAGCCTTTGGAGGAAATAAAGCTGACTATCTGGAAAAGGTGAATAAAATTCCCGGTGTTGGCGGGGTAAAGGTTTACCGGGCATGGAATAGCAATATTCCCCCGGCCACTCTGATTCCCCCGGAAGGCGCTGAAGCATGGGTGGACAGTCTGCCCCAGCTTCCCCCCAATATCGCTGTTTGGTTGCAGACGGTTCTTCAGGCTGGCAAGAATAAGCTGTTGACCGTGGGCGGCACCGTCAAGCTGGTTATCATTGACAGCACCTTTTCACCCCCTTCTTCCACGCTGGTTGACAAGGTGCAGACGGAAATTGACCCCACGCAGAACGCCGGGGAAGGGGTGGGAATTGCCCCCATAGGCCATGTGGTGAATGTGTTCCCCGTGGCCGGGGAAACCATCAACCTGACCTTTGCCCTGTATTATCAGCGGGAATGGAGTTGGGAGGATGTGAAGCCCTATGTGGAAGAAGCCCTGAATGGCTATTTCACAGAACTTACCAAAAGTTGGGCGGACAGCACCGATCCCCTGATTATTCGGATCAGCCAAATTGAAAGCCGCCTGATTGACATTACCGGGATTCTGGACGTGGCCCATACCACAATCAACGGGGAAGCGGCGAACTATACCCTTCCCGTTGATTCCGTCCCCATATTGGGGACTATGAGCGCCACCACCGCCACGATTGCCGGGGTGTGAGGGGTGGAGCCATGGAAAGAAAACTAATTGACTATCTACCCTATGTTGTTCAGGATTTCAAAGAATTTCAGGGGATTACCAATGGGGAACAACCTGAATTTGATTTGGTGTGGGATGCCCATGAACAGGTATTCACTAACCAATTCATTGACACTATGGACAATTACGGCCTTTCCCGATGGGAAACTATGCTGAAAATCACCCCCAAGGGAACTGACACGCTGGAAACCCGAAGGGCAAGGATCAAGACCCAACTGAACAATTTTGTTCCCTATCCGATTCGGGTATTTGTTCAGATGCTAACAGCTATAGCCAATGGGGAGCCTTTCACCCTGACTATGGAACCGGGAAGCTACCTTTTGGAGATTGTAACAGAATGGGGCGCAAGCGGCCAAGTGGAAGGGCTGGAATACCTAATCGAAAATATCTTGCCTTGCAATATAGCCATTAGCGCCGCCAATAAGCTGTTGTGTGTTGCGGAAGGAACCGCCCTATTGTCTGGCGGGGTGTGTTTCGTCCACAATTTCCTGATTACCAATGACTATCAAGAAAACAGCTTCATTGCCGCTGGCGGGGTGGTAAACGTGGACTTCATGACCCTTACCAATGATTTCAATGAAACCTTCAGAGCAAACGGAACCGCCAATCTTGGGGGGCGGGGTTGTTAGAACTGAAATCATTGAAATAAATTCAAATAAGTGAAAGGATAAAAGCAAATGGCAGAATTTTCTAAGTTGGTGACAACCAAGAAAGGCCAAGCCCTGATTGCCAAGAATTGGGCGGGGACTGCTGAACGGCCCAGCTTCACCAAAGTTGCCGCTTCCCAACAGGCATTGAAGGTGGAGGATTTGGAGGAACTGACCGCCATTGACATTGTGCAGGAAGCGGAAGTTTCGCGTGTTACCCGCACCAATGAAGTTGCCGTGATGGTGGAAACGGCCTTCAGCAACAAAGACCTGAAAACCGGCTACCATATGCGGGTTTTGGGGCTGTATGCCCTTGACCCGGATGAAGGGGAAATCCTCTATTCCGCCGCTGTGGAACTGTCTGGAAATGACTGGATGCCGCCATATAATGGGGTGACAGTGACCGGGGCCTATATCCAGTTGATCACCACCGTGGGCAATTCGGAAGATGTGTCTTTGATGGTGAACCCAGCCGCCCTTGCCACTATTGCGGATATTAACCGCCTTCAGGAACAGATTGACGAGATCAACAGCTTCCTTGGCGTGGGGGATTTGACCCACGGCCACCCTTCCTTGTCTGTTGTCGGTGAAACCGGGGTTCATGGGTTGCGCTATTGGAATGATCAATTTCAGGTGAAAATTCCTTCCGGAACCGGGGAAGATGTGTGGGCCACCGCCAATGGGAGCGGGGGCGGCGGTTCCGCTATTGGGCCGCAAATCTTTGTTACCGTGGACGCTGGTTCCGCTGTTACCTGTTCCGATGGGGTAACGGAACTTTCCGCCGTGGCCGGGGATGATCCGGTAATCTTCAGCTTGCCCAATTACGGCACTTGGACAGTGACCGGCACCCTTGGGGATCAGACAGATACAGAGGTTTTGGAAGTGGACACCGCCAAGCGCTATAACGTGACCTTGGCCTATTTCAGCGCTACCCTGAATATCACCACCAAAGCCGGGGCCGCTGTGATTGCTACCAACGGCACCAAGAGCCTGACCGGAACAGCGGGTGAAGATGGGGCCTTGTCCTTCAATATTGCTTCCCCCGGAACTTGGACGATCCGGGCAAGCGCTGAAGGTGTGGATTCCAACCGGGAAACCGTGGAGATCGATACTGAAGGGGAAACCTATGAAGTTACCCTGTCTTTTATCACCGTGACCATTACCGCCGATCCCGGTTCTACGGTAACTTGCACCGATGGCAATACCACCCGATCCGGGGTTTCTGTGGGCGTTATGACCTTTTATCTGCCCAATACTGGGGTTTGGCAGATTACCGCCACCAAGGATGGGCAAACCGCAAGCAAAACCCTCACCGTGGGTTCCTATGCCCCCTATACCGTTACCCTGAATTATTACAAGTATGTTGGGGTAAAGGTGACAATCAGCAATAACAATTCGGAAAGCGCCGTTTCCTATGTGGAAGATGCTGTGGGAAAAGCTGCCGGGTTTGCCGCTTGGAAGGATCACCCGATCTTCAAAAATATCCGGCCTTGCGTGATGAAAGATGGCGTGGTTCAGTATTACTTGAACCCGGACAACATGACCCAAAAGGTGAATGGTGGAGCCGCCACGATCAACAGCGAAACCGCCGGAGATGTTATGATCGAAGTTCCCAAGTTGGGCTATAAAATGACCACGGACGGGAACACCCATACAATCATGGTTACAGATGATCCCAATGCCCCCGGCTACTGCTACCGGGCGCACGGGCTGGACGCTGAAGGGGATTGTGATGCAATCTATATCGGCGCTTATCTGGCCACCAATATCAATTCCAAGCTATATTCCCTTTCCGGGAAATCCCCTACAACCGATATCACCTTGATCAATGCCCGGACATATGCCCAAGCAAGGGGAACCGGCTATCAGCTTGTTTCCTTCTATCCGCTGACCCTGCTTCAGTGTTTGTATCTGATCATGTTCAAAAACCGCAACGGGCAAACCGCCCTTGGCAAAGGCTACACCAGCGCAAGCGCCAAGATCAACACGGGCGGCACCAACGCCAAGGGTATGTGTTACGGGGAAACGGGCGGCAAACAACAGATGTGCTTCCTTGGTATTGAAGATTTTTGGGGGAACCTGTTTTGGTGGATTGACGGGATTTTCTGTGATTACTACCTAAACGTCAAAACGACCTTCAAGGATTTCAAAGACGATGGTTCCACCTATCCCTTCACTAAGGCAAGCGGCCTGCCCCAAAACCTTGGCAGCTGGATGGGGGACATTCAGGGAACCAATGAAGGCGGGTTCACCATTAAGACTTCCAGCGGATCGGCAACGTCCCATTGGGCGGATGGTGCCAATCTTTCTGCCGGTTATTACGCCTTTTTAGGTGGTCGTTGGGATAATGGGGATTATGCGGGGCCTTTCCAGCTCGATGTGTATGCTGCCGCCTCTGGTTCCTCTTCCAGTCTTGGCGCCCGCCTGATGTATAAGAAGAAAGCGGCCTAAAAACCGTTTCCTTGGGTAGTCACTGGTAGATTGTGGCACAACACAAAACTGAAACCTTCCAGCATTACAACCATTATCCCACCATAGCAAACAATTCCTTCATTGGGTGGTTCGGAAAATCATGGAGTATCTTAAAACCTTCCTTGACCTGACACTAAAGAAAAATTGGCAAGTCTTTCCTACTTCAACCCGTGGGGCTGATTTTGTGGGCTACCGCTTTTTCCATGGGTTTACCCTGCTACGGAAAAAGACCTGTAAGCGGTTCAAGAAACACATGGTTTCCATTCGGGAAAAGTGGGAAGCCGGGAAACGCATTTGCTATAAGGAATGGTGCAGGATTAACAGCTATAAGGGGTGGTTGAAATGGCGTGACAGTTTCCGCCTTGCCGAAAAGTATATAAAACCTGTTTTGGCGGCGGCTGATGATTATTACTTCAATGTGATCAAGAAAAGAAAGGCGGTAACAGCATGAAAGACATGGGGATCGTCCGGGGAAGCCCGGAAATGGCACAACCCTTGGTGGTTGGCACCGATACCGTTTTTGTCCATACCGACATTGAGCCGGTGACAGAGGATCAGAACGGGAACCCGGTAGAAAATGAATTTCAGTATCATGAAATTCAGTATGAAAAAGATGAATTTATCAAGCTGATGGCGGAACAGACCGCCGAAAACAATAGCTTGATGGGTATTATTTTGGGGGTGACAGAATGAACCGCAGGGAGTTTGTGGCCCAGCAAATGAACCGGGCCTTTCAGCTTATGGCCGATGGGCTGAACCTGACCGAAAGCCAAGCTATGGAAATCGCTGATCTATATGAGCCTTGGGCCGCTGGCAAAACCTACGCCACCGGAAAGATCGTGAAGTATGGCGTGAACGCTGATGGAGAAACCCAGCTTTACACCGTCCTTCAGGATCATACTTCCCAAGAGGATTGGAAACCGGACACGGCCCCCAGCCTTTACAAAAAGGTGGGCTTCACCGGTTCCGGGGTTCCGATTTGGACACAGCCCCTTGGCGCTTCCGATGCCTACAACAGCGGGGACAAAGTTTCCCACAATGGGCAGGAATGGACTTCCACCATTGATGGGAATGTGTGGGAACCCGGTGTGTATGGGTGGGAAGCCCTGTAAAAGCCCCTGCAAGGGCCTACAACGGCCCCTTTCTTCAGGTGGTATAATTACACTCCCAAGGCCCTAAGCGCCGCATAGCC